GCATAGTCTTTTTCTAGTGTTGCTAGACGAGTTTCTAGTGCCTTGATTACTTTGGTCGTTGCGACCTTTACTGTGATTTGTCTGCTCATGTGTTTATTTCCTTTTCTTGTTGGGTGGTTGATTAGTATAGCAGGGGGGTCTGACAAGTTAGGCTTCGTGCTTAGGAAGCCCAACCTGAACATTTTTAGTTAAACTAGAATTGATTACCTTGCCTTGAAAAGCCACTATCATACGAGCCAGCTTCATCTCATCTGCACAAGTTAATTCAATTTTATTTTGATCCAAAACATCATATTCAACGCCATATTGAATAGCCTTGCCCAACCCGTACCCCATTTGGGCACGGGACGGGACTTCAAGAGTAATTACAGCCATTAGTAAGCACCCTCTTCTACTCTATCTACATCATAGTCATTGACGCTAATCTCTGAACCAAAAGAGTCAATGGTTAGATTATTACGAACCATATCTTCAATGTCATAGTCTCCTTGACGCATATCAACTTCAATAGTCATATCAACACGAACCCAAGCAGTTACTTCAATTTCCTTAGTTAGTGGAACATCAAAAATATCAGCAATTTGTTCAAGTGCTTCTTTATCTTCAGAGTCAGCGTAGCACTCGTCAAGCAAGGTGCGTAGTTGGCTTTCTTTTTTATACCAAGCATTTTGCTGGTCAGTTAAGTTTTTGTAATTACGACGGGATTGGTCAAGAGCATATTCAATATCAACTACTTTATCAGTAGGATACGATACTTCGCCATCTTCAATTTTCTTGTATGTAACCAATAGATTTGGATTATAGGTTTCAGCGATTGTGATTGTTGTTTCCATAGTTTGTTCTTCTTTCTGTATGATAGTTGGGTATATTGTAGCATCTGCTACTGACAAGAGATTTAAGTCTCCATAACACTCAAGACAAGTTTTGTCTCGAAGTTCATCGGATTTAGTTGTCATTTCAATTAGTGCATCACAAATTGAACATACATATTCTTTTTTATACCATTTTTCCATGACGCTATTGTAGCAAGTTACTCATGGGTAAGCCAATTAGACATGCGACAATTCGGACATTTTCCATGTGTTCATAATCACACTCGTAAGGCTTGACATTTTTAAATTTTGTGCCGACGCATTCGGGCGTGTCGCATATTTATGCATTATGTTGCATATTTATTTATTGCGATCTGTATCGGACTTGAACCGACGACCTCTACCGTGACAGGGTAGCGCTCTAACCAACTGAGCTAACAGACCAGGTGCAGATTCTTACTTACGACATTGGGCGAGAACTTCTGCAAACTGCCCCTGTTTCGATTTTTTATTAAGCGGTAAGTGCTAACACTTGCTTAACAATTTTATTTTTTTCTGCTGTAACAACAGGGTCAAATCCACTTGCACCTGCCATAAGTGAATCGCCATTTCCCTTGCGGGCTGTGCGATAATAATCAAGGCGTTCTGTAAGTGCATTTACAACACCCCATGCGTTACCCTTGATATTAGCGTTAGTTGGTGAATTATGATACAACTCATCAACTAGGAGAACCTTATTCTCCCATTTCTTGATTGAACCCTTAGCGTCTTTCTCAGGCTTAGGATATAACGCATTTACAATTTTTGAGAATTGTGCGTTAGTAACTTCACGAGAGAACAACTCTTGAGCCTGCTTCTCGAATTCGTCCATGTAATTGAAAGTAAGACCAAGAGCCTCACGAGCAGCAGCAATTTTTCCATCTACTGTTTGCGTGTGACGAATCTTGAAAGATTGCTTAGCCTTTTTCATTGCAAGGTTAAGAGTGTTTTGGCACATTACACGAACGGGAGTAATTGCAGATTGAACCGCAACTGAACCATCGTGTGAAGTCCAAACGATAAGATACAATTTTGTTTCATCGTTAGCACCATTAGGGTCAAGAATCATAGTGCGGGGAATTGAAAGAGAGCCATATACAATACGACCACTCTTTAGAGAACCCGCAGATTCCCAAACTACATCAGGATTTCCATCATGGATATTATCTGCAAACGCAAATAAATCTTCATTCTGAACTGTTTTGTAGCGTGAGCCTACAACTGAAAGAACATCTTTTTGTCCTGCTGTTGTTGGATTATCACGAACTACAAGATAGTTATCTGAAACTGTTGTGTAGTTAGGTTGCAATAAATCTGAAACAGATTCTAATTGCACATTCCAATTTGCAAGGTTAGCACCAGACAACATTTCTGCTGTTGTAACTGCTTCATCTTTTGAGAATACTTTATTAGCAAAAGAGTGCCATGCGGGATTGGTGCGAAGATTTACTGCAAGAGTTGCAGAACCATCGTTGATTTCTGATTGGTGAGCAAGATTGCCCACGGGTGATTGAACTGACATAGGTTTTTCCTTCTTTCTGTTTATGTATCGTTAGTCTAGCATACGGGACTGACATCTGTCCATTCTTAATACCAAGATAAACATTCATTTGTCTTAAATGTCCGATTTCAGGGGTGTGATAAATCTCACACGTAAAGGTTATCCACACGTAATACACAGACACGCCCGAACGGGGCGACATGTCGCCACACTTTTTGCAAATTGTCAAGCTTTAAAAATATCAATAAAAAAACTTATAGCAGCAAGTATTAATAATGTAACTAAATCTGCTATAAGCTTTTTCATTGTGGCCCCCCATTAAATAAATTCGGTTAGATCTCGATCCATAATTTCATTTACATCAACACCTTCTACTTCTGCAATTGCATCCCATAATTCAGATTCGGTAAAATTACCGTCAGGGTACCAAGTAGCAAGTACTTCGTCTAAACTATTCATCGCTCACCAAGCATTCGTTACAGTCACAATAGTGTGCATGCGGTAGCCATGCATCCAAGTGGTGAGATTCTGCAATAGCGGATGCTGGAGCACTGTCCTGGCCACGCCACGAGACGCCTTCAGGAAGTTTAATTAAGCGGTCATATTCTTCATCATGATATGCATCAATAGCATCTATGCAAGGTTGGACCATGGAAGACGGAACGGGCGGATAGTGATTACCCTGCAAGTGAATACGTAGTGAAGAATGAATATCTAATGATTCAGATAAATCTAGCGCTGTATTGTATCCCATTATTCGGCCACCTTAAGAATTGCAAACGAAGCATTTTCATTAGCACGGTCAATTTCAGGTTGAATTGTTGGAATAAGTAATTTTTGAAGCATTGCTTCAAGCATTTGAACTTGTTCTTCAAACGGTAGGCCAAGGAGACGCTGGGAAGTTGGATGAGTTTCATCTAATTCAGTTACGAACTTGAGTGTGTGTGGAATTTGTACCATTTTTTGTCCTTTACTAGTTGGGTTAGAGTATTGTATCAGGGAGCACTGACAATTAGAGATATAAATCTTCAGTGCTAGAGATTAATTCACCATACATTTTTTCTTCTTGCCATTCAAAGAAGTGCATAGTGCATAGTGTTTCGATATCAGTGCGGGGAATTCCTGAACACGCAGTGCACAAGGATTCTATTAGATTGCCCATAAGTTGACCTTTCTTTTGGAGATAATGGAAGTATAGCGTAATGCACTGACATATTCAAGTTACCCGTAAATATTTTTGTGTGAGAAATATCACACGTAACGTAAGACACGACACGCCCGACCCCGCCGACAAATTTAGTTGAATTTTCAACTATCTAAAAAATGGAGAAACAAGATCACTATAAAGCTTTAAGATTTTATTTTTTTCATTTTTTGTTTTGCGATTATATTTTTTTTTATTTTTAATTGGTGTTGCAGCATTACTGCGACGCAATTCTTGAACACGTTTTACTTTTTCATTTGTCATTTTTCTACGACCCTTCTGTCCTTACGATAAAATATTTTTGTGTAGCATTTGCCATTTGGTGTAAATAAATTTACAGTTGCATATTCATCTGCAAAACCCCAGTCAATAAATTTTGCAAACTCTTTGTGTGCTTGCAATTCATCTGAGTATTGCATAGACCAGTGTGGAGCATTTTCGTCATAGGCAAGAGTTATTTTATGCATTTCCGCTCCAGTCTAGTGCAACACACTCGCACTGATTTATTGTTATGGTATTACCCTCGCTACTTACAGTAGCAAGAGTATCACAATTATCGCAGAGAAAAATTCCGTCAAGACTATTTTTTACATAACCCATTTATTTATTCTCCTGTCTTTACTGCAACAGTGCGGTAAGTGCGATTTCCAAAATTATTGTAACCGCTATTTGGTGCAACCTCTACAAGATAGGTATCGCAACCCTGATACCATACCGCTTTAGGGTGTGGCTCTGCACTTACAATTTCTCCACGCAAGGTGCGAGATACATATTGCTTTCCTACAAGTAGGTTTTCGATTGAGTATACATTGGCTGACATTATTTGCCACCTTCTTTCTTTGTTGATTTGATAAGTGCAGAAATTGCTTCTGCCTTGCTTGCTTTGCGTTGTGCTTCCACATACGCCTTGTATTCGTCTAGGTTCATTTCTGACCTTCTTTCTGTTATACCCGCAATTATAGCGGATAGGACTGACAAATTGGGGGACTTTAGAGGGTGTGTCTAAAGTTATTTAGTGTGATTATGCTCACACTGGGACTCTATATCGTGTCCATATTCTGAGACTAATTCCTCATAAATCTCGTCCATATAATCTAAATAGTCCATAGTAAGACCTTCTTTCTTTATTTTCTAATATGAGTATTATCCCATAAAAAACCGCTACTGTCTAGTATACTGAGTAGTAGTCTCAATATATGGAGCGTGGCAAATGTGATAAAACTCACGTAAAATACGGCGTGTCGTACTTGACACGACACGCCCGAACGGGGCGACAAAAATTTGCAGCTTGTCAACTGCAAATCTTTTTTATTTATTTTATTTTATCTAAAATCTTTTCTAATTCTTTTAATTGTTCAAGATTAAGATGATCTAAATTAATTGCATCAGCAAAACCAAAAATATCTTTTTCCATTATTCAACCTCTTTCCATTCGAAACAATATGAATCTTTAACCCATAAATTTTTAGTTACATCATCAAACATAGATAAAGCCATGTCTTCATCTTCTGCGTCAATATCTAACCAAACGCCAAATGTATATTTTTTCATTTATTTTATTCCTTTACAAATGATAGGTGTTAATTTAATTACTTTAGCAAACTTAGTTTTACCTACACGAACACGAGTACCTGTAAAACAATTTGTGCAATACAAGCCCTCATGTGCATATTCGCACACCTTACAGGTATTGACGGGAATAGGTGTAGTTCTAGTAACTACCATTTCTGCATTATTTAATAACGCCCACTCTAGGGCAATCTTTACATCGCTTGGAGCATACTCAAGCGGAACAAACGAATCATTTATTTTAATTTCTAAGTTAGCCATTATTTAGCCACCTTTCTTTAGTAGTTAATTTCCTTGACCTAGGTTATTTGCTGTTTATTTGCTTAGGCTCACCTTTCGGATTATTTGCTAAGGCTCAACAGGCTCACTAGGATTTTCTTTATTTAATTGTTTATACTGGAATTATAGCAGGGGGGTCTGACATTTACTGACCAGTAACTATGACAAATCGGACATTTTAAAATGTGACTTATATCATGTGGATAACTTACGCTCAAATTTAAATGTGATGTGCATCATGTGGATAACTTGTCGGCAAAAATCGAACAAATGTTTGAATTATATTTATTCATGATCTTGCATAAATATGCGGGCAGTTTCTAGAGTTGCCCAGCTCTTTTTTTATTCTTCTACCGCAAGATTTCTCATGCACTCTTCCCAAAATCGGTCAGAGTCAAAACGTTCATTGTCTGTAATAAACATTTCAGAAAAATCATTTACTAAATCTTCATACACGTCAATTTTAATTTCTGATGCATATGAGTTTAAGATTTCCGCAGTTGCTACATAGTCTTTGCGAGTCATCATTTTTTTATGTGTCCTTTTCTCTAGTTGTTACTTGCTTGTCTTTACCATAGCAAAACGGCGTGAACCATTTGCTAAGATTAAATTAACACGGGTTACTTTGTTAGAGATTGGAGAGAAGCCAGCAATTCGACCTGTTACACCTGTCTTGCTTGTTGTGAATAGGTCTCCGATTTGGTAAGTGTATCCGCTTAGTGTCATTTTAGTTTTCCTTTTCTTTTTTTCTTTGTTGGGTTTGGTTGAGCCTTTTTATATCTTGCTCAGGATATTTAGCGATTTGCTAAACTTACTTGATTGTAACTGTTGTCCAGCGATAATCGCCGTTATCAAGTGACAACTTTACACGGGTGCGTGTTTCTGTGACGGGGATAATCTCTGTGATTGTTCCTGTTACATTAGAACGCTGTGTAGTGAATAAATCACCGATTTGATATGTCTTTCCTTTTACTGTCATTTCTTTGTCCTTTTCTTTAGGTGGTTATTTCCCTAGTGTATCACTAGGGTCTGACATCTTGTCAAATTTAGAGGATTTCGTCTGGGTCAAAATCTGGTGTATCTGGTAAGTTAAACTCTGATTCTTCAGGGTTCTCATCTTCCCAAATATCGTTTTGCTCTTGCATGAAATCGAGGGGGGATAGGGTAGAGGTTCTCTCCCATGAATATACATATGACATTAGTTTAGTCCATTCTTCTTGAGGTCTTGATAGATAGCATAGCATAGGGGTATGACAACAGATAGCAAGCCTATCTGCACTAGGCTAGTTAGTAGGCGGTTCATTAGTTATCCCAGCAATCTACGCAGGTCACTACATCACTAGCATCTAGCCATATACTAGATACATCTTCATCACAGGTACGGCATTGTAGAGTAATCATTACATCTCTACCTTTCGCATGTGTGCTACAACATTTTTAGAAACCTTTTGTAGGTCTGCTACGACCTTATTCATTTCGTCTGCGCTATTAGCCTTGAAATCAACGCCTAGTAGTTGAGCGCCGTCCCATAGTGAGTATGTTATTGTTATTTTCATTTTCTGTTCTTCTTTCTTTAGTTTGTTATAGTTGGAATTATAGCGTATAGGTCTGACAAATAGGGGGATATAGAGGGGGTGTGTCGTGTGATTTAACTCACACGCCAGTTAGTCCACATAGGCAGACGCTCAGGGTCAGTATCGTTATACCAACGCTCTATATTCTGTTCACATACTTCACAGAATGTGAACTGGTCATCTCCTACCATAGAGATAGCAGATTTATTAGGGGTGTGTGATTTACACACTTCGTTAATTGTTAGTGTAGTCATTTTAGACCACCTTTCTTTATTGAGAACCTTTCTCAATTTCTTTATAGTAGAATACTAGCATACAATATCGGAAAAATCAAGCACCAACACGGACATATCGGACATTTTTTATGTGTTTTACATCACATTTGAGCCTTGATATGCATATAAATCGGACATTACGGGCGGACTATTAATTTTTTAGTTTTTTTTCTAAAACGTGATTCATACAAAAAAAATGGCCATTAACATTTTGACCAAATATGGTTTCACATGAAACATTGGGCGGGGATTTAAAGATCTTTTACTTCATATTGGGGATAAGTATGTTCCATATGGCAATTAGCACATACAATTCGACATTTTTCGATCTCTTTTAGGATAGTTTTAACACTATATCGTGATTTTTCCTTAGAATCTAACCCAGAAGCTGCTGTCATTTGGGCAATACCTACAATTTTTCCTTTTTTATCACGATATTTTGTTGATGGATCAATATGATCAAAGTGTAAAACAGCTGTATTCTTTTTATAACCACATATAACACAACCCGTAGACAATTTTATAGAATTTATAAATTGTCTAACCTCTAAAGCAGACATATTTTTCAAGATTTTACCAAAGAAATTGTAAAAAAATAGCGGGTACCTTTAGTAACTGGTAAAACACCATGCATTGGCTCAGATGACATATATACTAAATCGTATTTTTTAGGTTTATAGATAAAATCATCTCCAACAGCAAGTTCTCCACCTTCATAATCGTCATTTAAATAAAATAAAGCTCCCATTTCAGGAAAAGGCTGGGAATCTGAATGCATATTCATACCTACACCTTCTCTATAAATAGTCATAACACTTCCAGATACTTTATTAAAACCATCATTAAAATAAGCAGCAACCTTGTCACGATATTTATCTATGAACTGAATGGTGTATCTATTCTCTAAATCAACGACACCTATACGTCCATCTCCTCTATCTTGCATTAAGCCTTCTTCTTCAAGATGATCCATATACTCAATTAAATTTTCAGCATCATCATTATCAAAAAAATTAGGAATTATTTTTACATCATTTATCATCTTCATCTTCACTTTCAAATATAAAGGACGGGGCGGGAGCTAGAATTTGTCCAGATTCGTGTAAAGAATACAATCCCTTAGCATCAGCACCTAGTTTATCTGCAATAATGGACAACATATCATAATTTCGTTGTTCCTGGATAAAAATAGCTCCTAGGAGTTCACGAATATTTTGGACAGTATCCTCAAAATTATTTTTTTCTTCTGTCATGTCTTACTACTTCTACAATACCCCATATAAAGCCTATAACAGCCAATACAGACAATATTACGTTAATCTTGTTCACCTAGTATCTCCTTAAGTATATGTTCCCATTTATTGCTTTCCATGCCCGCCGAATTATTTATTGCCAAATCTCCATTTTTGGCGGTAGATAAGTGGATCCAAGCAATATCATGGGTAAGCTCAACTTTTCCTGCATATATATGTTCATTGCCCTGTTTTATATGTATCAGAATTTGTTTGAGTTCTTCTTCTTTTTCAAACGGCTCAATGTAAGCCCGCTCTATATGTATTTTTGCCATATTAAATTATATTAAATTACTAATCCCTTTTTTTCGGCTCAATGTTTTCCGAATTTTTTGCATTTTTAATTTTTTCTAAAATGCTGTTGTAAAAATCTATTCCTATTTTTTTCTTGTATCCACATGCAAAACAGTCTAACACAATTTCTTCTTCAGGCGTTAAACGATGGGTTAATTGGTAGGTAATTTCGGGATCTTCTTGATGCATAGGACAGGCGAGGAAGTTTACCCTCCCCGCCTGTGCTAATTGTAAATATTCTGAAAAAACTTGTATCAGCATTATGCGGAAACCAAGTTCGCCTTATCAAATACAGAATTTACATAATGTGCAACTGTAGGATTTCCAGAAATTGGTTTATTCCATGTTTTTGGATTTCCTGCTCTGCTTGGCATTAAATGACTTGCAACCACTTTTTCCCAATCACCGTACTTTTTGTAGTTATATTCAAGTTCATGAATAATCCTAGCATCTTGTACCCATTCTGGAGCGTCGCAGGCTGATTTATAGCCCATATAGTTATCCCATGTAGAAGGCATGTATTGGTAGGCACCACATGCACTGCTGGAATAAGACTTTCGATGGTATGCCGTAGCACCGCCAGTTTCCACTGACTTAATTCCATTGGCAAGTCTTGATATTACAACCCGATGATCTACTCTGTCATTTTTTATATTTAGCTTTTTGCTATATTCGGGCATTAAAAAAGTTGTTCTAGAATGTAAATCATTAATAAAATAAAGATGCTTTACTGCTTTTTCTTTATTATTATTATTAATATAATCTATATATATAATATCTTTAATATTAACTAAGTTATTATATTTATTAATATATAATATATTTTTATTATACACTATCACTTCTTTCATTTGAGCTTGTGCTGAATTATTTGTGGTAAATAATGCTGTGATAATCATCACATTAATCATAAACCAAACTGTTTTTATCAGCATTTTACTTTCTATCCTTATTTTGTTCTCATTATTCATTTTGAACCTCCTGGGGAAAGAGTAGCAATATCAATACTATCATGATACAATTGGAAAAACAAGTCGGGAGCGTATGAAAGTCTCATTTACTGGTGCCCCAGAATACATGGATCGCAATGTAGGTTACGGTGAAGCATCATTTCATATATTCAAAGAATTTAGAAAAAATGATATTGAGTGTGTAATTGGTGATCCATTTGCAAATATAGGTATATCTTTTATTCAGCCAGATTTATACGCATTTGGCAAAAAACAATATAAAATAGGATACACTCCATGGGAGTCAACTGATATTTTTTTTCAATGGAAAAAACCACTAATGGAAAATATTGATGAGCTTTGGACAACATCTATTTGGTGTGCAAATATTTTTAAACAACATACTAATAAACCGATTTTTGTTTACCCACATGGCGTAAATGAAGATTGGGTTCCAGTTAAAAGAAATATTAATTCTGATAGACCATTTAGATTTTTACATATTGGAGAGCCAGCATTTAGAAAAGATGCACAAATGGTTGTTGATGCATTTATATCTATATATGGAGATAATCCAAATTATGAATTAATATTAAAATGTAGTGGCATGTCAACTGTAAAAGTATATGATCCTGTTACTGGACACATACTTGGAACCCCCTCAACTTTTTATAAAAATATAAGAATTATTGAAAGCATGCTTTCTACAGAACAAATAAACGGATTATATGATCTTTGTGATGTATTTGTTTATCCTTCTTGGGGAGAAGGCTTTGGATTTAACCCACTTCAGGCTATGTCTAAAGGTATACCAACTATATGCACTGCAGATTGGGCTATGTATAAAGATTATATAACTGCCCCGCTGGATTCTGTTTGGTTCCCCTCACCTTGGCAAACAACTCACCCAGGTTCAATGTTAAAACCAGATTACTCACAATTAAAATTTTATTTAAAAGATATTGCAGAAAATTATAAATCATATAGTGCAAATGCTTACAAAAATGCTTTTCTAATACACGGGGAGTACAACTGGAAAAAAGTTTCAAAACCAGCTATAGAAAGATTAAAAGAAATTCAAAAATCTAATTTTTAAAAAAAATCTATGCTACACTTAAGTTCTTAATAATTTAAATCTCAGGAGATAACATGTCTAATACAATTAAAAACCCATATGAAAATTTTATTGCTCTTTCAAGATACGCCCGTTGGCTTGAATCAGAAAATCGCAGAGAGACGTGGGGTGAAACCGTAGACCGTTACTTTAAGTTTATGGTTATTCAATTACGTGAAAAACATGGATATGTGCCAGATGATAAAATTGTTGCAGAACTTCGTGACGCAGTATTTAATAGAAACGTAATGCCATCAATGCGCTCCGTGATGACAGCTGGACCAGCTTTAGAAAGAGAAAATATTTCTGGATATAATTGTGCTTTTATTCCAGTAGATAATCCTAAATCATTTGATGAAGCAATGTATATTCTAATGTGCGGTACAGGTGTTGGTTTTTCAGTAGAGTATAAATATATTAATAAATTACCAATGTTACCAGAGACGCTAGAAAAAAGTAATACAGTTGTAATTGTTTCAGATTCAAAAGAAGGTTGGGCAAAAGCTTATCGTGAATTTCTTTCATTACTTTGGGCTGGTCAAATTCCACAAATTGATATTAGTAAAGTAAGACCTGCGGGAGCAAGACTTAAAACAATGGGTGGTAGATCATCTGGGCCACAACCTCTTGTTAATCTTTTTGACTTTACAATTAAAATTTTTAAGGGAGCACTTGGTCGTCAACTTAAACCAATTGAAGCACATGACATTATGTGCAAAGTTGGAGAAGTAGTTGTTGTTGGAGGAGTTCGTCGTTCAGCATTAATTTCCCTTTCTAATATTAACGATATTGAAATGGCAGCAGCAAAAGCTGGCAATTGGTGGGAATCAAACGCTCAACGTGCCCTAGCCAATAATTCTGTTGCATATTCACGTAAACCAGAGATGGCGCAATTTATTGCAGAGTGGAAATCAGTATATGATTCAAAATCAGGCGAACGAGGTATTTACAATGTTGCAGCAGCACAAGATCAAGCAGCAAAGTATGGAAGACGCAGTGAAGATATTCACTACGGCACTAATCCGTGTTCAGAAATTATTTTACGCCCTTATCAATTCTGTAATCTTTCAGAAGTTGTACTTCGTGAAAAAGACACAATTGAAGATGTAAAAAATAAAGTTAAACTTGCAACAATCCTTGGAACCTGGCAATCAACTCTTACAGACTTTAAATATATTCGTAAAATTTGGAAAGATAATACAGAAGAAGAACGATTGCTAGGAGTTTCTCTTACAGGTCAATTTGGACATAAGTTCTTTTCTGGACAAGAAGGCTTTGAAAAACTTGCTAAGGTATTAGATGATTTTCGTGAGTATTCAGTAACAATTAACGTGGCAGAGGCAGAGAAAATTGGGATTCCAGCTTCAGCAGCAATTACATGCGTAAAGCCATCAGGAACAGTTTCTCAATTGGTCGGGGTGAGCTCGGGAATGCATCCATGGCATTCAGAGTATTATATTAGAACAGTTCGTGGAGATAAAAAAGATCCTATTACACAATTTCTTATTGATTCAGGAATTCCAGCAGAAGATGATGTAATGAAACCACAAGATACAGTTGTCTTTTCATTTCCAGTAAAAGCTCCAGAACATGCAATTACTCGTGATAAAGTTAACGCAATTCAACAACTTGAAATTTGGCTTACATATCAACGTCATTGGTGCGAGCATAAGCCTTCTGTAACAATTACAGTTAAAGAAGATGAATGGATGGAAGTTGGTGCTTGGGTTTATAAGCACTTTGATGAATGTTCGGGAATTTCATTTTTGCCATATTCAGACCATACATACGTACAGGCTCCATATCAAGAAATTGATAAAAAAGCATACGACACCCTTTTAGAAAAAATGCCTAAAGATATAAATTGGACAGCTTTATCACTTTATGAGCTTGAAGATTCTACTACTGGCTCCCAGGCCCTAGCGTGTGTTTCTGGTGAATGTGAAATTGTAGATATTAACAAATAATCTATGATTTATATTTACAAAATGCTATAATCATATTAAATAATTTGTTTTGGGGGCATAATGGCTGTAGACTCAGATAATCCTGTAAACTTTAGAGTTACTCAAGGTGAAACTTTTTCATTGCAGCTAGAATATCAAGACCCAACAGAAAATCCAATAAATATATCTGATTATATTATTGTTTTTACTGCTAAAAATAAACCCCAAGGAAAAACAACTTGTGCAACTTGCACAATAGGCGATGGAGTAGATATGTCTCGTGCAAATCAAGGCATAATTAACTTAACTGTATCTTCAAGCAAAACATCTCTTTTTGTTTATCCAAGAACACATTATCAAATTAAAGCCAGAGATCCATATTCATCAGACTTTGTTCTTTTGCAAGGATGGTTTGAGGTAACAGCGGGGTAAAATGACAAATATAATTGTAGTAAGAGCTTTAGGAGCAAGAGGACCACAAGGACCATCAGGTGCCACAAGTGGCTTCAATACATCTTTAGTCTCATATAAATTTGAACAACAATCTGCAGTAAATGTTTGGAATATTACTCACAATTTAAATTTTAATCCAAATATTACAGTTTTGGATTATAGCGGAAATACTATAGAATGTGATATAAGTCACGTTAGTGCTAACCAAGTTAGACTAACATTTTCTAGCGTGGTTTCTGGTTATGCGTATTTATCATAACAAAAAAATAAAAATATAAGGGGTGTTTAAACACAATGGCAAAAAAGTTTTTAGTAAATATAGATTTAGCAGGTAATCAATTACTCAATGCAGTAATTCAACCTCAAAGCACAGCTCCAGCCAATCCCGTTACAGGTCAAATTTATTTTGACACTGCGTTAGGATACTTACGCACATGGACAGGATCTGGATGGGTTAATACAAGCCAAGGCGCACAAGGTACAACAGGCGCACAAGGTACAACAGGCTCACAAGGTACCACTGGTTTCCAAGGTACAACTGGTACACAAGGTATTACAGGTACCCAAGGTACAACTGGTACACAAGGTATTACAGGTTCCCAAGGAACAACTGGCGCTCAGGGAACAACTGGAACTACGGGTAGCCAAGGTACAACTGGCGCACAAGGTACACAAGGCGTTCAAGGAACACAAGGTATTCAAGGTACCCAAGGTACACAGGGTATCCAAGGTATCCAAGGAGCAATTGGTTCCCAAGGAACAACTGGCGCTCAAGGTACTACTGGAACTCAAGGTACAACTGGTACAACTGGTTCCCAAGGAACAACTGGTGCTCAAGGTACTACTGGTACCCAAGGTACAACTGGTACACAAGGTATTACAGGTTCCCAAGGAACAATTGGTTCGCAAGGAACTCAAGGAACTACAGGTTCACAGGGTACAACTGGTGCTCAAGGCATTCAAGGAAACACAGGTTCACAGGGTACAACTGGTACTCAAGGAATCCAAGGTATTCAAGGTATTCAAGGACAGAACGCTGGAATTCTCAGCGTTGGTTCTGGTCTATCACTTAATGGTGGCACTGGTGAACTTACAGTTGACACTACAACAATTGCTACTAAAGCTTATGTTGATGCAACAGCAACTGGATTAGATGTTAAGGCATCAGTTCGTGCAGCAACTACTGCTAATGGAACTCTTGCTACAGCCTTTGCTAACGGTCAAGTCATAGATGGTGTAACACTTGCAACTGGCGATAGAATCCTTCTTAAGAATCAAACCACTGGTGCTGATAATGGTATCTATACCGTTAACTCAACAGGCGCCCCTACTCGCTCAACTGATGCGGATTCAAGCGTAAAAGTAACTGCAGGGCTGTTCACCTTCGTATCAGAAGGTACTGTTAACGGAAATAATGGATACGTTCTCACAACTGACGACACCATTACTCTTGGAACAACAGCGCTAGTATTCACACAGTTCTCTGGTGCTGGAGCGTACACAGCAGGTGCTGGTCTTACACAGTCTGGAACAACATTCAATGTTGGTGCTGGAACAGGTATAACTGTAAACGCTGATGATGTAGCAATTAATACATCAGTTGTTGTACGTAAGTACTCAACAACAGTTGGAAATGGCTCAAGTTTAACATTTGCAGTAACACACAATTTTGACTCTAATGTTGAAGTTGCAGTTTATGAAACAGCAACAGGCATAAAAGTTGAAACAGATGTTATTTTAACAAATTCAAATGTTGCAACAGTTGGCTTTGCAACAGCTCCAGCTAACAATGAATATACAGTTGTAATTCAAGGATAATAATAAATTGTAAGGCGGGGAGTTTAAAAGCTCCCCGCCCCCAATAAGGAGATAAAATGGCTAAATTTTTAACACCAATTCTTTATCCTGTATTATCTTCAACACCTCAAGCAGTGACGGGTGCAACTTATTACGATACAAGATATAAAGCAATAATGCTTTATGATGGAACAAATTGGCAAGCTTTGTCAATGTTAAGTGAAAGATATTATCCAGATGATGTAGACGGTGGATTTTCAAATTCAACTTATAATGAATCGGAGACATTATCTGGAATAGCAGCATTAGGAACTATAAGTGTAATATTAGATGGAGGATATATTTTATAACTTAATTTGAATAAATAAGTTAAAATGATATAATTTTTTTTGGGGGATAAATGGCAACTAGAATTCAATTAAGAAGAGACACAGCTGCAAACTGGTCAGGTTACAATCCAGTACTTGCTTTAGGTGAAGTTGGTTTTGAACAAAATACACAAAAATTTAAAATAGGTGATGGATCAACTGCTTGGAACTCTCTTCCTTACTTTGTAAATTACAATGTTATCTCTCAAATACAAGGTGTACAAGGTTTACAGGGTACACAAGGTGTGCAAGGCACACAGGGAATTCAAGGCACACAAGGACCACAAGGCACTACGGGTGCACAAGGCACTACAGGTACACAAGGTGCTCAAGGTTTACAGGGTATTCAAGGCATTCAAGGACAAAGAGGTTTACAAGGAACAGACGGCTATGTTGGTTCAGATGGTGCACAAGGAACCAGAGGCTTACAAGGTACAACAGGCGCTCAAGGAACTCAAGGTGTTCAAGGAACACAAGGTACACAAGGTACAACAGGAA